GGGAAGCGAAAAGCAGAATACACGATGACAATGGAGGAAGTCGAAGAACTAATGGGATACCTTGCCAAAAATCTGAAATGGCAAAAAGGATAAATTTTAACCGATTACTTCACCCAAAAATATAAACAATGAGCAATCGTAATGTTATTGCAAGGCTGAAAGAAATTACCAAAGGCAGACGTTGGTATTTTTTAGAACCGTGGTATCATGAACTGTATGATGGTGTTATTTGTTGGAAGCATAGCGGATATACCAAATTCAGAAAGTCTAAGAAATACGGGATGCGAAAAAGTTACTTTGCTCCTTATGAAAGTCACCGTAAAAGAGGAGTTGAATATTTACCATTTTAAATTAAATATAAACAGCAATGAAAACAGCAATTCAGCAACTGATAGAATTTATTAATAAAATGCAAAACGATGGGAGTGGTGGGCTTCGTGTTCAGGCTATTTTAGATTACGCAGAATCACTTGAACAATCCCATACCTCACCAATGAGTGCGGAGCAGGTGGAGCGAGTTACTGGTCACGATTTAATAACTGGTGCGCTTCCGTATATTGAGGAAAGTTTATCAAGACCACACATTGATAAGTTAGCTAAATATTTGGATAGTTATTTATATAAAGTTTTTAACCAGTTACCCGCATCTAAACCTAAGCAAAACATTTGCGATTGCGTAATACCTAAGCCGATAGATGCTTATCATCCAATAGATAAAAATATTTGCAGAGATTGTAATTGTAAAATAAATGCAGATGATGCATCCACCACCCCATCTGTAAAGGCTGATGGAAGGGTGAGTGTGGAGGATGTTGAAAGGCTGCAAAGCGAAATACACAAGATTACAGGTGATGGCGAAGTAATGATGTTATTCAATAAATTATTAGGAGTTTCAGCAAAATAAAAGTTATGAATATAGAATGGCAATATTTTTTTGGCGGCTGTTTTGGTAAAAGCTATGACAGATATTACAAGGCTGTAATCAACGGTACGCAAGTAGAAAAGCACGCATTCAATAATGGAGTAAGGTTTGCTATTGGCAATATTGATAAGGCTAAGAAAAAGTATAAAACAGAAACTGAATTGCTTGCTGCACTATCGAATACAAAAAACTAATTTTATGAGTTATAATTATGATGTTATTATTAACCATGTATTGCCAATCAATGATATTGAAGAACATATTACAGACATTGAATGGGTGCTGGGATTTACTCCTGTTTGTAAATGTAAATGTATGCCAAAATCAAGCCTTGATCCTGATACTATTGGCTGGATAATTATTCACAGTTCATTTGATGGCAGGGAAGCACTTGAAGAATTTAACGCAATTGTTAATCCACCAAAACAAAAATAAACTACACATGAAATATCAAAAATTAAGAAGGGGTACAACATTATTAACTCCTATAACAAAAAAGTGGTCAAAAGAAGAAATGGAACGTAATGAGGAAACTGAAAGTAGAATGATATTTACTGATTTTTCTTTTGAAGATAGTGGCAGAAGTAGGAAATTAGTTTGCACTATGAATGTTAACCACCCTGATTACAGAGAGTATAGGAAACTTATTGAGCATTCTACTGATCTACTGAAAGTTCTAAAAGATATTGTCGCTATTTCTGATAGAAAACACGATGTTTGGGATAAGGCACATGAATTAATTCGTGAACTATCATAATTCAAATTCCCCGCCCCACCAAAACAACAATAAATAATAAATGCCGCCTTGTAACCGTATTATGGCTAAACAACTCTGAATGGTTAGGACAGGCTGGAAAGACAGCCACTTTTTAAAACAATAAAAAATAAGGAGTATGGATTTAGCATTTATTTACGCAAAAGAAGGGAAGGTAAAGTGCCTGAATTTAGAACAGGCGAATAGCAGAAACGAAAAATTAAAGGCGGACGGCTGGAAACATACAGCAACTCTTAACCTCTGTGTATGGCTTGAATTTCTTATGAATGATTTAAGCGAAGCAAATATTGTTACTGAATTAAAAAAGCTATTGAACTAACCACCCCACCAAATCAGGACGGGGAAAGAAAGTAAACAATAAACAAAATGATAAAGATTCATCAATCAAGAAACAAGCAGTACTACTACACAGTAATTGCTAAAAATGGTAAGGTATTGGTACAATCAGAAACAATGAAAAGCCTAAAATCTATTCACAAGGGTATTGCTTCTTTAAATAAAGTATTTCTAAAGCCATATAAAGTTTTGGAAATGTTTAAAAAGTGAAGTAGTATTGCGGTATTAGCAGAGATGTTGTTTTTTCTATTGTTTTTAACAGGGTAAAGCCTCCTTTTTATGGGAGGCTTTTTTAATGTGGCAAAGGCAAACTTTTACCGGATAGACTTTTCAATAACCCCATACCCCTTCTTAATTACTTCATCCACTTCTTCCATTGTTTTCACTTTCTGCCCGAAAACTTCAAATCCGCCTATTAATTTTTTTATGGTCACACCTGATCTTGTGAAATAAGTTTCATTCATTACTTTGTATAAGTTACTTTCATGGCTCATGGTAAATAGTTTTTAATGTTAGGTAATTGATATTTATAAGGTATTGGGTAAACTTTTTTAATTTGGTCAATGGTTCTAAGCAGTAAGAAATATACCTTTGGCTGAATGTATGGTGGTATTGGTGGTTGCTTCTTTATCATTGCTTTTGGTCATCGTTAATAACACTAAATACACCAGATAAAATAAGTATGGATAATATTACTATAAATGGTATCATGGGATTATCTAAATTTTTGTGCTTCGTTAGTTAAATGTATTTTAGCTTTGGTGTAATTCTTTCTCCTTACCATAACGTATAAGGGTATCATCTTATCTTCATCTTTCTTTCTTGGACTTGTGGGCTTCCACCCTCCGTACTGTGGTCTTTTGATTAGTTGGTCTGTACTCATGGTAGTTGAAAGTTTAGATATTTAGTTAATGAAGCGTATGTTTGAGAATATAGTTCATCAGTTGCACAAAGGTTAGATACATGAACATTTGCATAAATTACCGTTGTGTGGTCACGCCCAAATTCCCTACCTATTTCAGTAAGCCTTATCTTTCTTGAAAAAAATAAATAAGACATTATCATGTGCCTGTATTCAACTATATCCCTATTCCTTTTCCTTCCTAATATCTTTTCCTTATCCACTTTTAAATACTTACAAGCAGCATCTATTAATTCAGGCATAGTCGCTATCTTAAATACCATAGGCTCTAATCCATGACCATTACATGGTGTACAAAATACTTGGTTCATAACTATAATTTTAAAAAAACTCAATAATTAACTTCCTGTTTAAGAATATCCGGTAACTTGCTTTTTTCTTTTATTAGTGGGAGCATCTTTGTTACCCTTTGGACTATTATCTCCCATAGTTTAGGCATTTTTTCGGCTGCATATTCATAGCCATTGTTATCAAAGTTTCCGTGACAACTATTCCCGAAGTGACACAATTCCACAAAATTATCCAAATTAGCAGCTACCGAAGGGAATAAAGACTTAGCCAATATATGTGCCTGACTAAACTTTTGATACTTAATATCTCCTTTACAGGTTTTCCCACCACAATTAGCACATATCCCTGTCATGGTCTTTGCGTGTTCAAAAAAAGCATTATTTATCGCTATTTTACGATTTAGCTCAATTTCAGCCCCAAGAGTATCAATTTTACCGTTTTGGATAGAATGTACCTTTCGGGAAAGATTTGACCGATAAGCTGCGTTTCTGTCGCTTACGTTTGATTTTTTGAACTTTTCTAATCCCCGCATTTCTTTCGGTAAATGCGATAGCCCTGCATACCCATTAAACCCAATCTTAGGCAATTTGCCACAACCGCATTTACAAGTCTTAATCTTTATTGTTGAATTATAGCGGTTCATTAGTCTGCTTTTTCAATTATCCATATACCTTCATCTAAAATATCCGATATATCCTCTAAAATTAATTCTTCTATTTCAACACGGGTTTCATCGTTTAGTTCTCTACCATGCAATAAATCACTAAACCCCCATGTTTCATCTTTAAGAACTTTTGTAATTGTTACTTTTATATCCATAATTTTAATTTTTACTTGTTGCTATTAGGTTCATTTCTTAGTTGGTTTAAAAATCTATTGGTTCGTCATTTTCACCTTTATATGGCAGCCATGTATTAGCAGGTTCAAATGCTGATTGTTGTTTATATTCAAAATTTAAACCTCGTTTACTTATTTCTTTTTCCAACGGATCACCGCCAGTAAACGTAAATCTTCTTTTTGAAAAATACATTTGAAATATTGAACTACCTTTTTTACCTACTGTCTTTTGCCTTCTTATTTTTTTACTATGAAATTCACAAGTTGGATTTTGAATATCCGTTTGAGCAAGTGGTCTGTGGTAAACAAGTATGTTATCCATTTTATTATTCCACATACTCCCGTCAGCTACATCAAAAACTTCTGGACAAGGGTAATTACCGTCACCCCCTTTTTGTAGTTTTATTGGATGTGCTATTATCCAAAAATAAACATCATTCAAAATAGCGAACCTTGCAAAGTCTGTTAGCACCCACTCTAAGTACTTATCCCTTCCTGCAAATCCTTGATAATTGTTTGACATTTGATTAAACGGGTCAATATCGCATCCATCTATCCCTTCTTTTACAATTAATTCTAAAAACACTTCTTTGATGTAAGTTGGTGTCGGGTCTGCACTTTTAGGATAAACATAAAAAAAATGCTTACAGATAAAATCATACGCCCTTTCGTAAATGCTTCTATTTGGTCTAAATTGGTTATTTGGTGTACAATCGCAACCAAGTAAAATTTCAACAAGGTCATGATAGTATTCTTCCGGTGGATTATCTTCTGGACTAAAAGAACCAAATTTTTCACCGTACATTACAACCCTATAAACCTGATACCACCTTTTAAAAGAACTTTTACCATAGTTACCTATACCTGTAAGTAATGTTAATTCTCCCTTTTTCGGTTTAAACCTATCGTCAATATCAGGAACTCCAATACCTAAAACTTTTGCAAACCCATTATCATACAAATCCATAGCCTTATCCTTCACATCAATCCCATAAATAACATCTTGTGGTCTTATCCCTTCATCAAATACCGTTTCGTCAACCTTTACTTCGTTTCTTGTTGTTTTTTCTACAAGGACGTCTTTTGTAAATTCAACTGAACCTTGTTGTGATCTATTTGCTTTATATGCTGATTTTATAGCCCTACTACATTCCGATTTTGAAAATTCTGAATTAGAAAGAAATTCACTCGCTATTAATCCTTCTGCTGACATTTCATCAATCCCGTATCTACAACAAGCCGATGCTAACTTAAAAATAAAATTATTCCTTTCCCCTGTTACAAATGCTTCATTTTTGTTTGAAAGCCATGTAAGTAACTTTTTAAATATTTCATAATCATTTGTACTTAATTTTTCAGTTACAACAACCTTTTCAGTTTTCTTTGTTTTTTTAAAAATCTCTGAATCAGGGTATATGTAAATTTCAGGGTCAAAACTTTCGTAACATACTCTTGACTGATTAACTCCACTTTTATCAATTTCAGGGAAAACTTCTCTCAACGCTTCAAAATGTTCTCTATGTTTTTTACCATCAGCAATTCTAACAAGTGCTTTCAATCCTTTTCCCGAAGGACTAACCCAACATGAGTAAATAAAATCTTTGCTTATAATTTCAGTTTGCTTACCCCTTAAATCTTCAACATCATCAAAATCTAAAATTATAAATCCGCTATGTTCCAACAAATCAATATCCTGCCTATCCCCTTTAAACTTTCCGCTAAAGCATATTGAAGGGAGGTTAAATTTTAATTTATTTGCTTTTTCTTTATCAATAGCTTTCCTTATTTCCTCTACCTGGATTTTACTGTTACCGTTTTCTATACGCTTTAATGCTTCATCTACGGTAATGTAATGAGGTTCTTTTGAAAATATATTTTTGAATATTGTAACCATTAATCCCTGATAGGTTTAAATGAATTTAATTTATCTAATCTTTCTTGTTCCGAAGGTGAAACTAAAGAACCGTTACCGTTTATTTTACCCCTACTTTTTTCAAACCAATTCGGGAAGTGCCTTTTTAATTCTTTCTCGCTTTTAAAATCTTCTTGATTTTCTAACCTTTCTAAGAAAGTGTTTAAACTTCCGATTAAAACTTCCCTGCTAATTGAAAAATAACTACATTGTTTCATTTGCCATTGCTCTGCATTTAAGAATAATCTTTTTTCACTTTCCCATGTACCATTATCTATAATTTCATTTACTTTACTTTTATTTACTTTACTTTGCGGCATTTCTGTAACAGAAACTCCGTCACTTGCGGTATTATTGGCAGCAAATTTACCGTTGATACGGAGTTGTTTCTTGCTTTTACTCTTATTCCTGTTCCTTTTTTCATACACTATATTTAACCGATCATCAAGACTTTCGGAGTGAATAAAGCCATCTTTTTCAAATAAAAGTTCCAATCTGATACAGTAATCCAGCACCTGCCGTATTTCTGTGACAGAAACTCCGAAGTCGCCACCCATTAATTCTATTTCTGTTTCTGAATTTTCAAATTCATTCCCATCTATACCTGTCAGATATTCTAATACCATACTCCAAATAGCATATCCAGTAACTCCAAATTTTGTTCGGACAGCTTTTATTTTCCTATGGTTTCTCATATCCCTATCGTGTGGGAAGTAATCACAATAGTTTTTGGTAGGTCTTGCCATTATCTTGCTAAGTTTTCAAAGGAATTAATTTGTGTCTGTATAGCATCTCTCATAGGCTGCTTTAATTTCATGTTTGTAACTGCCCATTTTAGATACTGCATATCTTCAATTTCGTGTACATACTTACCTACGTATTTGCCGAAGTAAAATTTTGGAGGTTCTTTGTCTTGTGAAACAAACTTGATATAACCGTTACAATGGTTACATAATGCTTTAAGGTGAGGACCGGATGGAACTACATAAAACTCGTTAGCAGTTTGGCATCGTTGGCAGATAACTTCTCCCATATTAGTATAAATTTAAAAAGCCTGTTCCTGACTGCTGCAATAACGAAAACTGGTTAAGGAATAACCAAGAAAGTTAAACAGTCAGGAACAAGCCGATATGTAAAATGAAATATATTAGTCATTGATATTCGTTATTGCAATTCAAAAGTACAAATAAAAACCAATCCACCAAATTTATTTTCCATCCATTAGTTCTTTGTATTCTTTAGATTGGGTGAATAGGTCGTATAGTTCTTCGGTAGAATATCTTTTCATATCTAATCCTATCCAATATCCATCAGGTGTTGCAGTTTGAAAATCCAACCTATGCCCGTTAATAAATTTAGCAAAAGCAATAGCCACTATCTTAGATAATTCATCCATTGCTTTAAATACCTTATCCCAATTAACAACTTTACTTGAATGAATATCATTAAGTATTTTTTCTTTTAAATCCATGATTAGTATTTTTTATTTTAATTTAGTTAATTGCCTAACCATTCATTAGTTCTGTATAATTAAACCGTTCTCCCAAAGCATCCTGAATAGTTATATCATTACCTGAAAATCCTTCAAAACGGTTATGTAATATTTTAAACTTTTGGGCTGCTTTTATTTTCCCTTCACAAAACATAACACCCCTTCCTGTTAATTTATATTCTCCATTACGGGACGAACCATCTTCCCTGTTACCAATACGCCTTTCAAGAAATCCATAATGAATAAGATAACTTGCATCTCCGCACCTTTGGTAGCCATGTTCTTTTAAAAAATTTTCCAAATGGACAAACTTACCTTTACTATGTTTAAGTAATGCTATCATTGCAATCGCCATGTTGGAGTTGAACTTTCGTGTATATCGCTTTACGTAGCTTCCGCAAACACCACACACAAAACCGTTATCAAATCTATCAGGCATTGGGGGAAAGTCAAATTCGATATTCATAGTTGGATAAGTTTTAAGATTTACGAAGCAAACAATTATTATAAACAAAACCGTTATCCGCAATACGCAGATACCCTACTAACGGCAATTATAACCTTCAAGCTCTTCAATTCTTGCTTGTTTTTTGATAGCCATATCAGCCCATTCCTTACGTTCTTTTTCTTTGAGTTCAATTATGCCTTCAAGCGTTTTTATTGATTGGCTTTTATATTCTTCCAATGCTTCTATGGCATACAATTCTTCAAAGTCGCTAAAAAAACCTTCCTTAAATTTCGTGTATAATACTTCTTTCGCTGTCATATTTTAATTTAATTAGTAATCAGATATTCTGCTAACGGCAATTTCAAAATACTTTTCATCTTTCTCTATTCCTATAAAATGGCGACCTGTTTTTTTACAAGCGACACCTGTTGTTCCTGACCCCATACAATTATCCAAAACCGTTTCGCCTTCATTGGTGTATGTTTTTATTAAATATTCCATTAGTGCCACAGGTTTTTGTGTAGATGAAAGAGATGTTTGTGCAGACCATTCTTTAGGGTACATTAAAATTGTTTTCGGGTATCTTACACCTTCGTTTTTTTGGACTATCGGATTTAGCCCTAATTTATGGCTATTGTCTTTTTTATAACCTTTGTTATTCCTTTCATACGGTTTCCCTAAAGCCATTTGAGGATTATATAGCAACTTACCTTTGCCAAACACAATTATATTTTCATGTGATTTCATTGGCTGTATTTTAGCTAAAGCAGGTTGGCATCCCTTATTTTTATCCCAAATCATTTCGTATTTGAAAATATCCCTACTGCTATTAATTAAGTCGGTTGTAAAAGGTTGCGATGATGTTAATACAATGGCTCTATTATCCTTTATTATTCTTTTGTAATGTTGCCATAGTAAATCAAATTGGATTACCGCATCCCATACACAATCAGTCGTTCCATAAGGTAAATCACATAAAATCATATCAACACTTTTATCTGCAATCTTATCCATTTCTACAAGGCAATCACCTTGATAAAATGTACTTCGGCTAACATTTAATTTGTTATTATCAGAAATCATAGTTGGATAAGTTTTAAGATTTATTAAAATAACAGGCACGTTTAAACCCTATTGGACAAACCTTGTATGCAAGGCTTCTAATATTGCCTTAAATGCCAAATCAAAACCTTCATCGTGAATTACATCTCTTTCAGCACCGCTTCGTGGGTTATACTTACTTTCATCCCACATTTCTTTAATTAGTTTATGTGCTTTTTGCCCACCTTTATTTTCATGGTAAGTCGCAAAATCATTTAATTTTTCGTGCAGTTCAACTAAGTTTTCTACATTTAATAAGTTATCCATATAATTTAATTTTTAAGATTGCAATAGTAGGTAATAGATTTATTACTGCCAAATAAAATGCGATAAAAAAAATAAATTTGTTTTTGTCAAATAGATGATTATTTTTGTGTTCTCAAATTGAAATTAATGAAAAAAGTAAAAAAGGGTAAAAAGATTTCAAGAAACATAACACTTGATGAAGAAACCCATAATTACATTGTAGAAACAGGGAAGGATGAAAATGAAAAAAGAAATTTTAGCAACATGGCTGAAAAACTTATCCTTGAAGCAAAAGCCATGCGGTTGCAAAATATAAACCAAAATTAAAATGCCATTAATTAAGTCATTGTTGGAACTAACGCTAACCCCTTTACTATTCATAATAGTAGGTACAGCTAAGATAGTAGAGCATTATAAAATGGTAGATGATATGAATAATCAGTAAATAAATAAATTCAATAAAATGAAAGACCAATTTTTATTTTGGGGTGGAAATGATGAAGGTGCAGAAAGCAGAAGAAATGGAAAGTTACGGGCAACAAGAATTTTAATCAGGATTAGGATGGCAGCGGTGGTTTTAGTACTTCCACTTGCTGCCGCATCCTGATTTAAAACAATGATAATCAATGAAAAAACTATTAATATCTATATCTATATTGGCTTTTGTAGGGTGTAAAAAAAATAGGGTGATGGAATGTTGGAAGTGTTCATTTTATACAGCAGGAGAAGTTGGAACAATAATTCCAAACGATACTACTTTTTGTATGGATAAAGGTAGCCAACTCCCATTGTTTTCAGATGTAAATGGGAAGCCATTAAATGCAAGGTGTGAAAGGAAATAAAAAACCCCACACAAAAGCATGGGGCAGAACACAATTAGTTCTTTTTTTTAAGTGGCTGCGGTTACTAAAGTTGCAACAGTAGAATCGGTATAGTACTTAGTACTTTTTTGATTCAGCCCTGTTGGCAAAACTTCAATTATTGCAGCACAAGTCACTTGGGCTGTACCCCTTACAGAAGTAGTTGGATAGAAATGAACACCAGAACTGGTAAATCCATTTAATTGTCCACCTGCTGCTGCAATATCGGTATTGCCCCCCGGTGCATCTATACCATAGATGTATGCGGAAAATGCGTTGTTTGCCATATTGAGTATGGTTTAAATCGTGAAAAAACTTTCGGCAAATGCCTTGTCGGGGTTAAAAATAATACTTTTTTTTTAAAATATGGATAATTTTATAACCTACAAAACATCATCGCCTGCCGGGGATTTAATTTCGTTCCTTGCAGGGATCAAGCAGATGCATAAAGAAACGGGTAAAAAAGGAGTTGTTTACCAACGGTTAAACATGGTAGGAGTTGGGTATGCAGAGGCTATTCACCCATATAGTAATCAAGAAGGAGAACCCGTAGCGATGACAAAAGAAGGTTTTAATATGCTTGTGCCGTTGCTTCGTTCACAAGATTATATTGAAGATTACAGAATTTACAATGGAGAGGAAATAGATATGGATTTTGACCTTATAAGGCTTGAAAGATATACAGGGCAACCAAACACTTCATTGGCACGTTGGTATAGTTATGTTTTTCCTCAAATGTCAAGTGATCTGTCTAAGCCTCATTTAAAAATATACGGGAAAGAACCTAACAATAAGGTTGTCATAAACTTCACTCAAAGATACCGTAACCACATTATCTGCTATAATTTTCTAAGAGAGTATCAAGACAAGATAATATTTGCAGGAATAAAAAAAGAACGTGATTTATTTTGTGAACAATGGGGATTAGATATACCTTTATTGGAGGTTAAGGATTTCCTTGAACTTGCAAGGGTTATAAATAATTCTTTGTTTTTTTTAGGTAATGCTTCAATGTGTTTTCAGATAGCGGAGGCATTGAAAGTTCCACGAATTTTAGAAACATTCCCACGTATGCCAAATGTTATTCCAACAGGGGAAAACGCTTTTGATTATTATGGTCAATCAGAGATTGAATTTTATTTCAGGAAATTAATAAACAAAAAATGAAAGGGAAGTCAGCAAAGAAACTAAAGCGTTTATCAAAATTACTTGGTAAAGGTAAATCTGAACAAGAGCAAAAAGCATTATACAAAAGACTTAAAAATGTTCACAAAAAAAACAAAGGTGAATTATGATTGAATTACCAAGAATAACAATAATTGCAATTGATTGTTACAACTACGGATTAGCAACCGCAGCACTTCAAAAATGTAATGAACAAATCAAAGCTGCAAGGACTGTTTTATTGACAGATATACCATTAGAAATTGACGGTATTGAAGTTGTACAAATACCTGCAATATCAAGCAAGGAGCAGTATTCGGAATTTTGCATAAAGGAACTATACAAGTATTTTGATACAGACTTTGTTTTAGTAGCGCAGCATGATGGGTATATATTAAATGGAGATGCATGGAATGATGAATTTTATAATTATGATTACATAGGCGCACCGTGGCTATATGTAGATGGGAAAAATGTAGGCAACGGAGGGTTTTCACTAAGGTCAAAAAAACTACAAGAAGCATTAGGTAAAGATGATTTTATAACAGCATCAGACCCAGAAGATCAGGCGATAGGGAGGCTATACCGTGATTATTTAATTAAAGTATATGGTATAAAGTTCCCTTCCGAAGAATTAGCCGATACTTTTTCATTTGAATTAAGAGAACCTAAGTGTAAAACTTTTGGATTTCATGGGTATTTTCATCAGGCATACCAACCAACGGTAATATTAAAGCGTACTGCTGCTTTGGGGGATTGTTTGATTTTAGAACCAGTTATGCGGTACTACGCAATGAAAGGGTATAATGTTGTTCTTGATATTCCGTTATCATTTTTTGATTTATATACCCAACACTATTTCCCTGTAAAGCATATTTCTAAATTTGATAAGGGAAGAATAAAGCCTGAAAAAGAAGTAAACCTTGACCTTGCATACGAAGTAAAGCCAAGACAAAATTATTTAAAAAGCTATTTTGAGTTTTGTGGTATTACGGATTATGAATTAACAAGACCAACACTTTATCCATTAGTAGATGCAAAAACAAAAATGTTTAAGAAGTATGCCGTTGTGCATATTGATGAAAGAGAAACAACACATAGAAACATATTTGGTGTTAAATGGGATAAAATACAAAGGCATTTAGAAGCATACGGATATACAGTAATTCAAATTGGTAAAGGTGGGCATGAGATATGCGGAATAGAAATAAATACGCCAAGCGTAGGGTATATGAAGTTTCTTATTGCAGGGTGTGACTTATTTATAGGGATTGATTCAGCACCTGCCGGAATATCAGTTGCGTACAATAAGCCGTGTATATTATTTTTTGGAAGTGTAAATCCTGACTATATCCATCCTGACTTAACTAATGTGTATGTTATACAGCAAAAATGCATCAATCAAAATTGTTGGCATATAGAAGGAGGAACTAACGGTGTGCCATGTATGTTTGATGAACAAAAACCGCCATGCTGCATAAGTTCAACAGAAGAAGTTATTGACGCAATAAATTTATTTCACAAGAGATGATATACGATTGCTTTTTATATAACGGTGAAAAAGAATGCTTGCAGATAAGATGCGAAGAACTAAAAGAGTTAGATGTTACTCATGTTCTTATCGAAAGCAGTTTTACATTTTCAGGTAAAAGTAATGCATTAAAGTATTGGGATTTTGCTAACCTGTATTCTTATAACGTAAAACCATTCCTTTGTAATAATGTACCAAACAATGGGAATGCTTGGGATAACGAGAAGACGCAAAGGAATTACATTTTAACAGCACTTGAAATTTTGGGGGCAAAAGATGACGATATAGTTATTATTTCTGATGCTGATGAAATACCTTCTATGAAAGCTGTAAAATCTTACAATTCAGAAATGGGATTGACTGCGTTAAGGATGTATAATTTTTGGTACAAATTTAATTTCTTGACTGAAGTAAAAAAATGGGTTGCTCCTAAAATAATGACTTATGAATATTTAAAAAATACAACACCTAATGAAGTTAGAAATTCAGGATTCCCGTCAGAAATAGAATACGGTGGTTGGCATTTTAGTTATGCAGGAGATGCGGATTATGTCATAAATAAAATAAAAAGTTTTTCTCATCAAGAATTTAATACAGAACAATACATAAATAAAAAAGAAGTAGAAAGGAAAATAAATAACGGATTGTCTTTATGGGGTGAAAGCCAATTTCAAAAAGTTGAAATTGATGAATCTTTTCCTAAATATCTATTGTATAATCAACCTAAGTTTAAACATTTAATAGCATGAAAGTAATATACGGAGGACATTGGGATAATCCACCTGAAGGATGGGTGAGCATCCCTGAAGACGAGCAAGATTTAACATTGTCGTTAAAACAGACACAGGACAGCGTAGATTGTATTTTTACTGAACACGTTGGGGAACATCTTTCAATGAATGATTGTATTTGGTTTATGAGAGAATCATTAAAATGCTTAAAGAAAGGCGGGGTATTTAGAATAGCGATGCCTTGTATAGATAAAATAATCCAACTTAAAAACGATACTTTTGGGAAGCATTATAGCGATATTCAAACTAAACATTATTATCCTAATGAAGATTCTATATTAAAAGAATTGGGGTTGGAGGGGATACGGGAAGAACCTATCGCATTTATGATGGATAGTTTATTTAAAGGGCATCATCATAAATTCATTTGGACTTCCGAACTATGCAAAAAGGTTTTACAAAAAGTAGGGTATAGTGAAGTTCATGTGCAAGAGCCGGGTGAAACTAATTTTAATAAAGAGTATTGCTTAGAGAGGGTTTTAAGAGGCGCAAATGAAGATTATTTAAGAAAAGAGTTCAAAATAAAAAGTGATGGTGTAATTAAATTTGATCCCGAAACAATGGTTATTGAAGCTAAAAAATAATATATGAATAAGTTAGAACAATTAAAAGAAATTATTGATACTGCAAGAAAAGGTGCAGGGGAATCTAAATTATCCAAAGATGCAATTGATGGCGTTGGTGGGTATATAGCCCCGAATAATAGGCATTTGTATAATAATTTAGGGGCTATTAGTACTCATTATTTAGAGTGCGGTTCTCATGTAGGTAGTTCTTTGATAAGTACGGTTTATGGTAATCATAATTTAAAATCAGCTATTGGGATTGATAATTTTTCTCTTTTTGATGAGGGGCATAATGCCAAAAAAGACTTTTTAAAACATTGTGATTTGCATATACCTAATATGTATAAACTACTTGAAAAAGATTATTTCACGGTAACAGAAAAGGATATTCCTAACAAAATAGATTTGTATTTATTTGACGGAGCGCATGATTATGAAAGTCAAAAAAAAGGGATTACGTATTTCTCTAAATTTTTTGCCGAAGAAACAATAGTATTAATTGACGACTTTAACTGGAATGAACCGCAGCAGGGTACATGGGATGGAATACGGGAAGCTGGATTAAAAATAGTTTGGGCTGCAATATTGGACAGCAGCGTCAGGAGCGATTGCGGAGATTTTGGGTGGTGGAATGGTACTGGCATTTTCCTTATAAAAAAATAATTATGGATAAACTTTGCGGAACACTATTTGTTTATAGGGGTAATACTTTTGATTATTGTTTTAAGGAGGCAATACAATGCTTACTTGAATTTTGCGACCATGTTGTAGTTGCAGCAGGTGGTGATGATGGCACTTTGGAAGATGTTATGGAGATAGCTGAAAAAAATGAAGGAAAAATAAATGTGATAGTTATTACAAAAGAAGAATGGGAAAGCCAAAGCGGTAAAGAGAAATTGAACTATTTCACTAACGTAGCTATTCAGTATGCAGACAGTTTAGGCTTTCAATACAACTTTAATTTACAGGCTGATGAAATAGTGCATGAGAAAAGTTATGCTGCCATAAGAGAAGCCATACAGACCAATGAAGAAAGCTATATGTGTACAAGGGTTAATCTTTGGAGAACACCTTATATGCAGCTAAATGTTCCGCAGGAAAGAAAGCCATGTAGTACACAAGTATTAAGGTTAGGCAAGATAAGTTGTAGAAGTTGTGGAGATGCGGAAAGCCTAATGGCGAATACCTGCACATTTGATTTTACCGATAGGATAAGAATTTACCACATGGGATTTGTCCGTAAGCAAGAGGTAATGAGAAGCAAGATAATCAATATGCAGGTTGATGTTTTCGGTATGGAGCATTACGATAGTAAACTTGATGAAAGTGAATTATTCAACCCTGACTTGTGGTTTGACCCTAAAACAGATATTAAACCAATAGATGAACCATTGCCTAAATTGATACAAGATTGGGCAAAAGAAAGAGTATATAAAAATTAATTATGAGTAAGCATTTTGTAATAGACCCTAAGATAAATCATTTAAACAACGATGATATATTTGCAATTGAAAAAGATCAATTATCTAAATCTTCACAGGCATGGGAGCAAAGAGAACAAAAATCATCCAACGCAATAAATAATGATATACCATTAAGGCATACAGTTGGGAGGGTTATCGTGGTAGCAAATACGGAGTATAAAAACTATACAAAGTTAAATGATACTACTATCCGATTGGAAAGGCAGTACAATAACTTAAACAGGCGAGAAACCGAACCTGTAAATGCAATAGTTATTAGTGCAGAAAATATACCAAAAGGGGCAGAAGTACTAATACATCATAATGCTTTGCATGATACAAACAGAATATTTGGTGCTGAAAAATTAATAAATGGTGAATCATCAGCAGATGTTAAATATTACTCTATAAAAGAAAACGAATGTTTTTTGTGGAGAGTAGATAACTCAGAATGGAATCCATGCACCGTGTTTGAAACGGCATTAAGAGTGTTTAAGCCTTACAACGGGTTACTTGAAAATGTTCCACATACAAAGATTAAAGATGTACTTTATTGCACAAGTGGAAAGCTAAAAGGCAAAGTCGTTTCAACTTTAAAAGGGTGCGATTATGAGGTAATATTCCAAAACGAAAAATTAATTGAGGAAAGAATTATACGGTTTAGACCATTTGGCGATAATGAAAATTTTAGAGAACCGGAAGCTATCGCAATAATGGATGATTTGACTAATTTGGTAAAAAATGGGAAATATTTTGTAGGTTTGAGTGATAAAGACTGTAAACCAATTTAATCATTAACCATGAAATTAAAAATAACAAAAACTGAAACTCCGCCTACTGATGATAAACCTAAAAGTAAAAAGCTAAAGGTAAAAATGAGTGGTACAGTAAAAAATCAATATGGCACATATAGCGGCATAGTTACCGATGAAGGTAAATCCATAAGCAATCCAACAGAATTAGAAGCCGTAACAAACATGGCTAAGTACGCAAAGAAAAATATGTCCGACCAAAGTGATGCCCCAAGCAATGTGTACCGACCAAAATTTAGCCACTTAGGTTTACTCTACAATAAAAACACTAAAAAGAAAAACGAAAATCAATCGTAATTTATGGCAAGGAGCTTAGAAGAAGCAGAAAAAGTAATAAGCCTTTATGAGCAGAATGGCAGTGCAAAATTATTTTATGCCCTCAATCGTAAAATGAATGAAATGGCAGATATGCTTAATAAATCAAACCTTAGTACGCTTGATTTGACTGACCCAAAAGATAAAACATTTGAAAGGTTAAAGGTTGTATGGAATGATAGTGCAAGTATAGCAGTAGCAGTAAAAGCATTAGGAGATACCGCAGGTATAACAAATGATGAAGCTAAAGACACCAATACGCCTGTGTTTAAAAAAATAACCACTGCTGAAAGTATAGCTGATTCAATAGGGGAGTTGGCGGGTAAATCTAATAGGTAATGTACGATAAAATAGAAGGCGGTAAAATTATTGATGTTCAGGGGTTGCAATGTTGCTTACCTCCTGTTGGGTATGTTTATAATGTACTTACAAAGAAATTAGAACATAGAGATGTTTATTCACGATCTGATATTAAAGAAGAACAATATTGGGAAATACCTGCATTGCCAAGTTGGTATAAAGACACTATGCAGGCGTGGGATGATTATGATAAGAAAAAGAAAGATGAAGACCCTGATTTTTATGACGAAAAATTAGAGGAATTTAAAAGGCAAGAATGGGATAGAAGGCTTAATGGTTTTTGGTATAAAAACAATGGAGATGATGTGTACTTAACAGGTACGCATTATTTGTATATTAGGTGGTGGTCTATTGATATAGGGCTTCCTAAATTCCGTATCCCTGACTTAGAGAAAGCATATTTTATGCAATACTGCATAGAAGACCCATTATGTATGGGTATGGTTGAAGTTACTAAGCGTAGGTTTGGTAAATCATTTTGGGCAGGATTATTTTTGACAGAATATGTTACACGAACTAAAATGACATTTGGAGGTATCCAGTCTAAGACAGGTAAGGATGCTTCTAAATTTTTTGGAAAAACAGTAGTAAATCCATTTAGAAGATTACCTAAGTTTTTTAGACCCGAATATGACATGAGTTTAGGTGTTAATCCTAAATCGGAAATGCGTTTCCAAAAAACAAACGTAAGAGGTAAAAAAGCTGAAAGCGCAATAAGTAAAGATGAACTTGGCGGAGGCATAGATCATCAGCCATCAGATAAAATTTCTTATGATGGACAAAAATTACATAGATATGTAGCAGACGAGTGCGGAAAAACTGTGGAAGCAGATGTGTATGAACGGCATGAGGTTATTAGGTATTGCTTAATGGATGACGAAGGTCAAATAATTGGTAAAGCATTATATACTACAACAGTAGAAAAAATAGAAAGCGACAAGGATGGTGTTCAAGATGCGTTTAAGGCTTTATGGAACGAAAGTAATCAGAATAATAAGAAAGAGAATGGCATGACAGGTAGTGGCTTGTATAGGTTTTTTATGTCTGCTAAAAGAACAAGGTATTTTGACAAGTATGGATATGCTGATGAAGTAAGAACTGAAAGAGAAATACTATCTGATAGAGAAGGGGTAAAGGATAATCAAAGGTCTTTATTTGCACGTATTAGAAAAGAGCCGTTAACTATTGAAGAAGCGTTTAGTATAGATGCAGATAGCTGTATTTTTAATTCTTTCAATATGGCAAAGAGAGAAAAAGAATTAGAAGATAGCCCCGTACCTAAAAGAAGTATTTGGTTTTTTAGAGATGAAAATACTCAAAAGGTAAAATGGAGAGATATTATTAGTAAAGAAAAATCTTTTCATTGGAAAGTATCTCCTGACTTCCCTCTTTCAGAACAAACATCAAATAATTTTGAGATACAAGGGTCATTAAGAAAGCCATCTAATACATCTTTTGGGGCAATAGGTATTGATGGCTATTCCAATAGTCAAGGTGGTCAGAAATGGGGGTCAAGGGCATCTGCATGGGCAGGTAAAAGGGCTAAAGATGGTAAAAGGAAAAAGGTTTTTGGACATTTATATGGAAGACCGAATGAAAAATCATTATTGCATGAACAGGTATTGTTATGTGCAGAATGGTTAGGTGTACAAGCCTATTATGAGCATAATAGTGACGACTACTACTCATACTTTAAAGAAAGAGGGAGGATACTTTATTTAGGGCTGTATCCTATTATATTAATTGATCCTACAAAAGTAGAAAGTACTGAAAGACATAAGGGAGTTCCTACAACTCCGTATAGTTTAACAATACAGGCAGATATGGGTGTATCTTACTTTGAAAACGATTGCGACCAAATAGATTTTCAGGAACTTTTAGATGACGCCAAAACATTTGACCCTAATGATAGAACCAAATCGGATATAACGGTATCTTTTTTAATAACAAATGCGGTTTTAAGCGAAAAAGATATAACCCCTCCACCTCCTAAAACTCCATTAATAAATATTTACCATCAACAAGGGGTATTGGAAAATTATAATTAAAAATATTTCTTAAAATAGCTTTGGTAAATAAAAAATATCTATATTTGATTGGAAAACACCTATTTTAAATGCCTAATGTTAACCAAGTTAACACAAGTGGAGGTACAGGACAGACTTTAAAAGACTTCCAGCTTGATAGTTTAAGTATCCAACAGAAATCTGATTGGGCATACGGTAAGTCTTTGGCGCAATACATTGAAAGTACAGTCAATGGTGGCACTTCATCTTATTTTTGGATTCGGAATCAGCGTTGGAGAACCAATAGAAACTATGCTAACGGTAGGGTTAACATGCAGAAATTTATGGACTTGCTTGAATTTAATGGCAAGATAAATTATGCTAATCTTAACTGGCAATCAATCAATATAGTTAATCGTATAATTTCAGGTTTGGTAGGCAGGTGGATGAATAAAAATGAAAAAATCCAAGTAACAGCAACCGATTCCCTTTCAATAAAAGATAAAGAAGAACAATATCAGCAATTAGAATTTATCATTGATTATAAAAGGCAACTTGAACAACTGCAAGAAAAAACAGGGGTTCAAATGATGCCTGACCAACAAATACCCGCAGATAAAGAAGAATTGCTACTTTGGAAAAATCAATTTCAAAGACTTCCCGAAGAAATAGAATACGAAATGGGCTGCAATGATGTGCTTGCATCTTGTGGGTGGTTTGATGTCCTGAAAGAAAAAATGCTGCATGATAGTGCAGTTACAGGTTTTGTAGGAACTTATACTTATATGGATGATGACGGAGTTATTCATGTAGATTGGCTGAAACCTGAAAACTGCTTTTATTCTTATTCTGATTTCCCTGATTTTAGAGATACAACGTGGAGAGGGGTTATGAGAACCATGAAAATTAGTGAACTCCGTAAAAAATATAGCGTTGAATTTGGCGGTAAATTAACGGAAGAAAAAATATTCCAAATAGCACAAACAGCGAAAGAATACCAACTTTACGATAACATTACATGGCTTACAAATTGGAATACCACATTTATCCGGCCTTACGATGAATGGAATGTTACCGTACTTGAATTTGAATTAAAGACAGTAGATAGTGAATCTTACACTATAACAACTACTAAGAAAAACAAAAGTACAATAATAAGGAAAGGCAAGCCGGACAAGGTTGAAGAGAACGATAAGGTTGTTGAAGATACTAAGATAAATATTTACAGGGGCGTATATGAAAGGGCAACTCAAACTGTTCTTGAATGGGGATTGAAAAAGAATATGATTCGCCCACAAGACCCTAAAGAAATTGGTAACGCAGAGTTCTCGTATTCATTTTTCATGGTGCAAAACTATGATATGACTACACTTGCTATCCCTGAAAAGATACAAGAGCCAGTTGACCAAATGATTATTGCACGATTGAAAATGCAACAATTGGTGGCTAAAATGCGACCAACAGGAGCAGCGATAAATTGGGATGCAATACAAAACATTGATTACGGATTAGGAGATCAGAATAAAAGCATTGATGTAAAAAAACTTTACGACCAAACAGGTGATTTGTATTGGCGTGGAAGGGATGCGGAAGGAAATGCAGTTCCCGTACCTATCGTAGAACTTCAAAATTCAGGATTCCTAAATCAATTGCAGGGATTAATACAGCTTTACGATAAGCACTATCAAATAGTTAAAGATGAATTAGGCGAAGATCCTAACCTGATAACACAAGCAGCGCAACCAAGAGTAGCAGTTCAAAACATAGACACAGCACAACAACAAGCGGCATTTGCCACAGATTATTTTTACAATGCTTATGCATTATGTATGGCTGATACGGCTAAAAAAATATCCTGCTTACTGAAAACATCTGTAATATATGGTTCACAGGCATACAGAAAAATAGTTAATGAAGAAACTGTAAAGGGTAGAATGTTTGGAACTAAAATACAATTCCTGCCGGACAATTTACAGCTTGCGGGCTTTGAAGCCATGCTTAACAATGCCTTACAGGTAAATCAGGATTTGGTTTTATTCATTGACCAATTCCAAATAATGAGAATAGCAAAAGAAGATGTTAAGTTAGCTGAATCTTTGTACAGGCAAGGTCAAAAGAAAATGTTATTACATAGGGCATCAGAGGCAGCACAAAATCAAGATGCAACATTTAAGGCACAAATTGAATCTAATAAAGCATCAGAGGCAGGTAAACAAAGAACAGAACAGGTAAAAGGTGAAATAGATTTGGAGAAAGCAAGGTTTGATGGAGAAACATCAAACAAAAATGCAGTAGTAGCAATGGTAACATCTTTGCTTTCTAAAGGAGAACCGATTCCTGCAAACTTGCAGCCATTGGTAAATGTAGTGGTAGAAAATATCATGATTCCATTAGCAGCATCTAATGAAATGCAAAAGCAAGAAATGATTCAGCAAATGAGGGATTCGCAGCAACAGCAACAAGTTCCGCAAGAACAAGTAGAAGGAGGTGAACCACAAATGCAACAACAACCACAATTACAAGAAACAGTATAAATTAATTTATTATGGCAACAGTAACAGCACAAATAGCAAGTCAATCATTAAAGGGGCAAGATGTTATAGTGCATCTTGATTCAAGTGACACTATTAATGTACTACCTACAATAGAAGTAGGTCAGGTATGCACTAATGGCAGCAGCAGTTATACGGGGAATGTATCATCAGTTGATTACTATGGTAGTTCATTTAAGATTACACCAACAATGCCGGATGATAATTTTAGTTCATCAAGCACACCAGGCTTATTAGCCGAAGGAGAAACAATAACAATTGTATAATTAAAATATAAAACCATGTTATCATATTCAAGAGATATAACGGATGAATTAAATGCCAATAATACAGTAAATTTAGATGTAAGTGAATGGCAAAACCTTACAATACATTTAAGCGGTACTCCATCAGGTACAATAAATGTATTAGGGACTAACGATTCGGGAGCAGTACAGGCAGTTACAGATGGGAATGCAACTTCCGCAGCAAACTTTACTGCAATACAAGGCACTAATTTAGCATCGGGAGCAACGGTAACAGCCGTTGCAGCAGCAGGGAACTTTAAGTTCATAGTTTCTACTAAATTTATTCAGATAGGCGGAGCGAGCGCAGCTACAACTGGTAAATGCATTTTGTTTTTAAATTCACCGAGATAATATTTATGGTATAAAATCCATATAAATTTGGGGTAATAAAGCCCTTAGTTAATTCTTAAACATAAATAAAATTAAAATGGCAGACGAACAAATTGTAACATTAGACGCACCCTTTACGGGTGGGAGTTGGAGTGATACGCCTCCGACAGAAGTTTTGCAAGAAGCAGTAAACAATACAGAAGAAACGGGGGCGGCAGCGACAACGGAAATAGTTGTTGATGATGGCAAAAAAAAAGTCGAAGAAGTAAGCACTTCTATAAGTACTGCTTCAAATGAAGAAGTTATTGATCCTAATGAATATCTTAAAAAGAAATGGGGTTGGGAAAATGAAGAACTTGCAGACAAAGAAATAAATGAGTTAAGAGAACTCAAAAACAAGAAAACTGATGATATTGTTTTTGCTAACGACCAAAGCAAGCAGATACATGAATTACTAAGGGAAGGTAAACCGGAAAGCAGGAAAGCAGTAAAAGAATTTTTAGAAACGCAGGAAAAACTTGAAAATTTAGTTTCGGCAGACGTTAGCGATGATACGGCAGAAGATATTATCAAACTAAGTTTAAAGTTAAAGCATAAGGATTTATCGGATAAAGAAATAGAACATAAGTTTAACAAACAATATTCGATACCAAGAGAGCCAGTAGAATTAGCAAGTGAAACAGCAGAAGAATTTGAGCAAAGGCACAATGAGTGGGAAAGTAAAGTGGCAGAGATTAAGATGGAAAGGATTATTGATGCGAAACTTGCAAAGCCTGAATTGGCTAAATTTAATTCGGAATTAGTACTACCAGATATTCAAAAAGAAGCGAAACCTGAAACAGAAGTTCAAAGCCAAGAGGAATTGGATAGAATAGATAAAATCAGGAAAAACTTCTTAGAAAAACTTGAAAGCGATTACAAGAATTTCAATGGGTACGAGTTTAAGTATAAAGACGAGGAAGTCGAGATACCTGCAAACTACGTTGTACCTGATGAACAAAAAGTAGCTTTGAAGGCTGAACTGGAAAATTTTGATGTTGACGGCTTTATAGGAAGCCGTTGGTTTAACCAAGACGGCACGCCAAATGTTACACAAATGATGGATGATATTGTCCTGTTAAGGGATAAAGAAAAAGTCTTTCAAAAGGTAGCAAATGAAATCGGTTCTAAAATGAAAGAGCATTACATCAAGGTTAAATCAAATGTTAATGTAGGCGGTCAACAATCAGTATTCCAACCAAACGGTGAAAAATCCGAAATGGATAAGCAAATTGAACATATTTGGAAGAATGGCTAATTCACTATTCATTCAAATTTTAAATTAAAAAAGAAATGGCAACGGGAATACCAACTTCAAACATCCTCCAACCGGGCAATATTAGCATCGTTGGTGGGGTGACGAGGGCGTTAGTATCTGACTTACAGTTATTGACACCACAGTACTATAAAAATTACGTTGAAAAGTACGGCAACGAAGATTTTACATGGTGGCTTGCAACATACGGTGGTATGGAACAAGTTATGAATCGTGAATACTTTTGGTTTGAAAACAGGGGCAAACTGATGACAGGTATCCAAACATCAGGTAACGTATCTGCAAGTGCAGGTGCAACAATTACCCTTACATTGGCATCAGGGTATCACTACAATTCAGGAACGCAAACTCCGCTTCGTGCAGGTGAAACAGTAAGGGTTGCTTCTACAAACGTGGAAGGTGAAATCCTTGCAATTACAGGCACAACAGCAAATGCGTTCACATTTACAGTTAGACCAAAAATAAGCACACAGTCTTTGGCATCTTCTGGAAGTTCAAGTTTCCTTGCTACTGACGTATTGCTTTTTGGTGGAGATATGGATGCAGGTGAGGCTTCAAGTTCTATCGCTCCGTTAATTCAATTGGATGAAAAATACACCAATACAATTACGGAAATGAGGGAAACATGGAGTGCTACCGATCTTGCTGAAATGACCGAAGTATATTACACAGGTGGTTTTTCAGGTGATACACCTGCGGGTGGCGCACAAGCCGGAACAAGTTTGTTTACATTGAAAGGGCTGGTTAAATCCAATACCCGTTTCAAAAACTACGTGGAAAGCAAATTGATGCGTGGTAATATCGTAAACAACACAGGCTTGACAACAAGCACTTCTGTTGGTTCGGAAGGTATTCTTCCTAAAATTCTTTCTGATGGCGAAACCGTTGGTTATACTCCGGGTAACATTGACATTGCAAAAATGCATGAGATTACAAGGGTAATGGATGTGAATGGTTGTGCCAATGAAGGAATATGGATGCAGGATATTTTCCAAAATCAAAACTTCTCTGATGGTTTATTTGCCGCTTTCCCTGCCGGAAGTTGGGTGTGGGGGGCTAATGAAAAGTCAGAAGAAGCGATGATAAATTACGGAGCAAGGGGCATCAATATTGATGGCTATATGCTAAAGGTTAAAAAATACCGTCAATTCAACTCTGAATACACAACCGGAACTACGCCAGCGGTTGATTATTTCAGGAACTACGGATTTATTGCACCTCAAGGGGAAACTCGTGATGCAAAAGATGTTACAAAATCCTATAAAAATATAACCGTTATGTATCAGCAGCCAAATAAAGGCGGTACTATCGGTAACGGTATTCGTGTATGGCAGTGGGGTGGCGGTTCGCAGAACCCAACTACGGGTACTATGAATGACAATGTAGAGATGATAACCTACAGGGGCACACGTGTATGTGCAGCGAATCAATTCGTTAACATACAAGGTTCTTAAAATCAATTAGTTATGGCGGTTTGCTTAAATAAAAAGCAAGCCGCCTAATTAAAAAATAAAAATGGGAGTAATATATAAAATAATAAGTCCAAGCGGGAAAATTTATGTTGGTAAAACGTACAATTTGCGTAAGCGAATTAGTTCTCATAAATGTTCAGCAAAGGCAGATAAAAATATAATGCTTCATAATAGTATTAGAAAGTATGGTTGGGATGCTCACAACTTGGAGGTAATAGAAGAAGTTGATGATTCAATTATGGATGAACGTGAGATTTTTTGGATAGCAGAATTAAAGACATATTGCTATGACAATTGTAATGGATTGAATATGACGAAGGGGGGAGATGGTCAAAGGTCAACATGGATGCACAAGACAGATTTAAGAGAAAAGCAATCCAAAAGATATTCAGGTGAAGGGAATCCTTTTTATGGGAAAAATCATACGGACGATTTTAAAAATAGGAGGTCTAAGGAAGTGTCTGAATATAATAAAATTAATGGCATAAAAATACCTGAATGGGGGGTAAATAAGGGTAGAATGATTGTTATGAAACCAGTTTTGCTATATGATACTTATGGAGTTTTTGTGAAAGAGTTTGAATCTTATACTCAAGCAGGGATTTTTATAGGTGTTAAACCTTCAAGAGTAAGCGAATCGGCTTTAGGTAGAAAGACACATTGTAATGGGTATCATTTTAGGGATAAAACTGAAAATCACCCTTTTCGTATAGATATTAGTTTTGTAAAAAGCCAAACAGTTAAAAGACCAATTTATTTATTGAATGATGATTTTGAAATAATCACCGAGTTCCCATCAGCAAAAGAGGTAAGTGGGTTCTTTTCATTGCCAACAGCTACTATTTCAAGATCAGCATTAGGGAATCCTATAAGGTCAGGGCATATTTTCATATACAAAGATTTATACAAAATAATTATGCAGGAAGCTGCATGATAATAAATCAAAACCGCCCGCATATTGCGTGGGAGTACTTAACTCTTAAACGGTAATTATAAAATTAAAAAATAAAATGGCAACTATTAAAGATGCGAATTTCTCTGTAACAGGAGAACAAGCACAAAAAGAAGAAGCGAATTTGATTGAAAATAGCATAACAGCAGATTTACAATCATTAAATGATAAAGGTGACGTAAAATATCATATATTTAAGTTGGTAAACAATACAAGAAAAGGTGGCGTTTACATTCCTAACATAGATGATGTTTTAAATCCTGAAACAATTACCAAAGAGAATCCAAAAGGTAATGTAGAAAGGATGCGGTTATTGTCAGGAGTTCCAAGTGTTTGGATGAAAGATCAAAAGGATTTAAGCCCTGATTATGTAAGGCAAAACAACAGAACTATACATTTTATTCGTGGAACAAGGTTAATACAAATACCGGATTACGACCAAACGGCACTTACGTTCATGCGCTTATCAAGCCATAACATAGGTAGCAAAAGTAAGAAAATGGGTAGCCCGTATGAGTTCTATGAATACGATGCAGCCAAAGAAGAAAAAATGGCATTTGAAAGAGAAGATTTTGAATTGGAAATGGCTATCGCAGCAAAGGGAGAACCGGAAGATAAGATGATAAAACATGCTGCATTTTTAGGAATAAGGCTTTTAAATGATTTGGGATTGCCTAAATCAGCAGACGGGATAAGAGCAGAATACACAAGGTATGCAAAAAGGAATCCGAAGTACTTTAAAGATACATTGGGTTCTAAGCAGGTTGAAATTGGATGGTTAGTAAGAAAAGGTATTTTGGATTCATTGATTGAAATAGGTAGAGAGCCGGGTAAGATTTATTGGGCAAATGGTGGAGGAATTATTTGCGCCATACCTAAACAAGAAGAACCTATAAAATATCTTGTCAATTTAGCCATGACAAATTCGGAAGAAGGGAAAACTTTCTTAGATAGGTTACAAAAAACAGTAAAATAAAAAAAAGATGACTGTAAATGAAGCGTATGAATTAATGCTCTATGCTACTGCAAAAAACAAGCAGAATGGCTATCTAAGTCCTAATGACTTTGATACATCTTTCAATATTGCACAAAAATCATACGCTTCATATTTATTAGGTAGTTTTAATACTTACATGCAGGGCAGACCTATTGCAAGAGTGGAATTAGGGAACAATCAAAATGTAAGGCAACGGCTGTCACCAATAATTTATGGTTACAATCTCAATGTTGATAGTTCAGGTTATTCACCATACCCCGGAGATTTCCTTAATGTAGATGCTGTATGGAGTTATTACGGGTATAACAGGATAAGATACGTGCAGCAGGATTCTTTGTGGTCATACTATAATTCAGTAATAGACCCTTATCAAACAAATCCATTTTATTTAGTAGAAGATACAGGATTTAGGTTTTTCCCTGATTCAATAAGTGCAGCAAAATTAAGCTATGTAAGAAACCCTCCTAATGTTGTTTGGGGTTACACGGAAGATTCTAATGGCAGACCTGTATATTCAGAAGTAAGAAGCACACAGCCAGTTTGGGATGATGCAAGTATGTTTGAAATAATAGTAAGGGCATTGGCAATAGTTGGTGTCAATTTGCAACTTAACGTGGTAATTGGGTATAGTCAACAAATTAAAACACAAGGTCAATAATGGCAAATCATGTATCAGCTTACATATATGGTCAAGACCTAAATGATTGGGGAAATAATGGTGGCATAGTGATTGGATTTCCAACACAATCAGTTATATTTATACCATTGCAACCAACAATCACAATGAGTACAGCTACTATTAATTCTAAAATAAAAGTAATTTCAACCAATAATAGTTATACTGAAAGCGTGGAATTTTATACTGATAAAACAGTAGCGGATTTAATAACGGATTCAAATACATAAAATGGCTACAAGGAAATTTTATATAGAAAGAATATTGAGGCAGATATATGGCACACAGCCAACTGATGACGCTTCAATTACCTACAACCTTGCTAATTCGTATTTGAATGATGGGGTAGCATTAGCGGCTAAACAATGCTATAAAGACAATATTCAACTTGAAGGAATCGGATTTGTAAACAATAGTTTTTATACAACATTTAAAGGGCTAGTAGTTTCAAAAGATGAGAATTTCGTTTGGAAGATAACATTACCTCAAATACCCGTAGGCATAGGCAGAAACGAAGGCGTTTCAACTTTGAAATTTAAAGATGCTGATGGGAATGTGAGTTTACCTTGTATCCCAATATCAGAAAGTCAAGCTACTTACTTTCAAAGTATGCGTCCTATCCCAAACAAGATTTTATATAAGTCAGAAGGCAAGTACTTATATGCACTAACAACTATATTGCTATTCAGATATACAGCATCAGTTACGCTTATATCAGGTGGCGATAGTACTGATCTAAATAGTGAATTTACTGTGCCTGATGATTACTTCCCTGTAATATCAGAGTATGTTAAAAACCAATTAGGTTTTGAAAGAGCAGTTAAACAGGATTTGAATAATGATGGTCAAGACATAGCATAAAATAAACAAAATGGAAAAAGGAACATACATAAAACCAGACGGAGAAAAAGTTGAAGTAGCAGAATTTGATGCTGAAAATAAAATGGTTACAGTTCATGTGTTAAGTGGGCAGTATAAATTTTATTCAGAATACGAGTATTCTTTATGGAAAAAAGATGGTGAACCTGTGTTAACCGGAACGGTAACTAAAAGTATCGCAACTGAAACAACAGTAACAGAACCTAAAAAAGAAAAGAAACCTAAAAAGAAATGATACAACCTATAAAAAATCAGGTATTAGTAAAGATATTTTTAGAAGAAGAAACGTCTAAGGGAGGTATAATTGTTCCTGAATCATTTAGATCGGAATCGGATATGGGAGAAATAGTCGCAGTTGGGAATGGCACTAAGGAAATGCCAATGCAATTTAGGGGGGGGGAAATAGTATTCAGGACACACGAATGGGGTGAACCAATTGAAGATAACGGACAAAGGTTTTTCCTGATGACACAGGATACAATATTGGCAACAGTATAATTAATTAAAATGGGTAGTCAAAATCAGGCGTGGATACAACTTGATGAATGTATCACCGCTTACATGGATGAAGCAGAACTTTCTAACCATAAATATTACAAATTATGGCACTTAGGATTTCGTGCAATGACTGAATTAGGGATAGATGCTTTTTATTCTATTAAGTCAGTTAAACTTCCTGTAAATTCAAACCTGACTGTAACATTACCTGCTAACTATTTAAAGATTTCAAAGGTTGGGGTGTTTAATCAACAAGGGAATGTTATACCATTATCATTAAATAATAATTTAAGTACTGCCTTTGATTTGCAGCCAACAAGATTAGCACAAACGCAAGACCCGTCTATTGTTACCACAGAGCAGCAAACAGGAACAGGGTGGTATAACTACTGGAACGGGTACACTTTAGGAACTTTATATGGTGTACCAAGTGGTGCGCCTTTTGTTGGCAGTTATAAAATAGATAACGCTAATGGTGTTATAGTTTTGTCTGAAAGTTTTTCTTATGAATATGTTGTTTTAGAATATGTTCCTTCCCCTGATGAAGGTGGTGAATACTATGTTCCTATTCAATTCAAGGAAGCTATTATAGCATATCTTAGATGGAAGGATATAATCAGTATGCCTAATAGCAGGAAAGGCACATTGGGAGATAAGCAAATGAGAAGAAAAGATTTCTACAATGAAAGAAGGTTGGCTATTGCAAGGTTTGACCCTGTTAATCTAACTGATGGGTATGAATGGAATCTGACTAATCAAAGAATATCTATAAAATCTTAAAAAATGAGTTTACCTGTAAGATTAGGAGTTGGGTTAGTTTCCATTTATGGTGCGGGGAGTACGCAGGCTATTTTTGATCCCAATAGAAATGGCACTATAGTTTTCGGGACTATAAATGCCATGAATAGCCAATATAGTAGTGTTTCTGTTGGTCAATCGGTTATGTATAATATGAAAGATGTAATAGCTCCTTCATTTTACATTGATACACCTTATTACATATTGCCAGAAGATAAAATAATTTCAGTAGAAGATAATATAACACCTCCGTAATGATTGAGATAAAAAAACTTAGTGGTATATTAAATAAAGATGATAAGGAGGAAAATGTACTTCCAAATCAGCATATAGATGCACTAAATTTAAGGTTCTATGGTGGGAGTAATGGTTTAACCGCGGAAAATATTGTAGGCAATACACTTGTAGTAAATCCGCTTTTACCGGTAGGAACAAATGAAGCTATTGGTGGTTATTATGACGGGAAGCATCAAAGGATTATTTGGGGAAATTGGAACAGTAATGCAAGGCATGGAATCTATATGTATGACATAAGTACGGGAGTAATAACAGCGTTGCTTGTTTGTTTTACAAATTCTCAAACAGATATATTAGGTTTTGATTTGGATTATCCAATGGCAGACCCTAATATAATTTATACTACAGATATTGACGGGGATATATTTATTTGGATTACCAGAAATAAAAGACCAAAAGGGCTAAATATTCTACAGGCACAAAATAATTTATATGGTTCAAATTGGTTAGAAGAATACTTAGATATTGCCAAACAGCCGCCCACAATACCGATTAAATGTGCTTATGAAAATGATGCAGCAGTAAGCGTAAATAACCTCCGTAAAAAAATATTCCGGTTTAAATACCGCTTTTGGTATCCAGATAATGAAAAATCAACATGGAGTGCATTTAGTGAGATACCTGTCCCATTTGGTTATACAGACCCGCAATCAGATACAGACCCAACAAAAAATTGTAGAATAGGGTGTGTTATTCAAACAGGAGATGCAAGCGTGGTAAAAGTTGAGATAGCTGCACAAGAAAGTTTAGGGAATGTATTTTCAAATTTCTTTTCCGTTATCATTTTAGACAAGGAAGAATTGACTATTGATAATAATGATACTTACCTGTGGTATTTCTATAATAGCGAAGCCTATGTATTCGTAGATTTAGATGAATCTGTTTTGGACTTTGACAGAGTGCCAGATAGGGCAAATGCACAGGAATTACTTAATGGGAATGTAATATTATACGGAGGTATTACCGAAGGTTTAGACCCTGTAGTGCCAGATGTTACAATGGCAACAGGTACAGAATACCCACTTGCTATTGATTGTAATAATGTATTGTCAGTTACACAATATGGGGTTGAGGGTTTTGTAACAGGGCAAGATATACACTTTGTTGTTGTGGGAACTATTCGCAGAGGGCAGACATTTGTATCAGCCGTATTGGAGGGGGCTACAACATTTATAATTACTTATACTGCAATAGTTGGGGATACACCCGCAACGGTGTTAGCGGGGCTTTCCGCAAGTGCCACAGGTCAAGGATTTACGCAAGTAAGCATAACAGCCAATGAACTTATTATATCCCGTACAAACCAAATACTTTTAAGAAGTAATATATCAACTACAGATCAATCTATTGCAGCCACATTTGTAATAACATTGGCAACAAACATTGTAAGAATAAACAATGGGGCTTCTTTTTTGCCATTGTTTACAAAAGGAGTTCAGTTTTTTTTATATGCGAATCTATTGAATGTAAACCCGTTTACGGTAGTTAGTTCAGTTGTTGTTGGTGCAGATTTAGATATTACAGTTGAGGTAACATTAGCAAATGAAACTATAACTACCACATTGTTTTTTGTAAACCCGCTTAATAATTCAATACCTGCGTATAATTCAAGTAGCAAAGAAAATTGGGGGTTAGTTTACTTTGATGAAAAATATAAAACAAACGGGGTCACTACTTCCCCTGATTTCAATGTTTCTACACAGTACTTAGGGATGAATAAGAGTTTGGGTACTTTATTATTCTATACTCCATACATTACTGCATCTATACGTCACAGACCTCCTTTATGGGCTAAGTCTTATCAATGGGTAAGGACTGCTAACCTAACAAAACAAACTTCATTAAATTGGGTTTCTGATAGAACTTATAAAGATGACAAATACGCCTACATATCAATTGAAAGTATAAATGCGTATAAAAGAGTAAACCCAAGTTCTGTAATATCTTATAATTTTTTACCTGGAGATAGGATTAGTTTTTATGTATTATACGCTTCCGATGGGCAGCCTCTTGTTGTATATACCGCAGCATACCCACATGATTATGAAATATACGATGAGGTAATCAATCCAGATATAAATGGGGCGGTAAGAACAGGACAGTTTTTAAAAATAATACTTCCAACATTAAACGGTGCAGGGGGGGTATTTAATTTTAGTGACGGGCTTTCGTTGGATTATAATAATTACTACATAGAGCTATATACACCTGCAAAATCAGCTACCGAAGGATTGGATGTTTATTATGAATTTAGCGAAGAGTATGGGATAGGAAATGCAGGCACAGCATCTGCATTTCATCAAGGGCAATTACAAAATCAAAGTACAGATTTAGTTACTCCCGCAACATTCAAATTTAATAAAGGCGATGCGTGGTACAGGACAAGAAAAATAGGGGTTGGTAATACTTTATTATATGATTTAAAGTCTGATTTTTATGAACAACTATCTGGTAGTGCGCCATATTATGAATATGTTGTAGGTCAAAAATTAGTACTTCAAGCGTATAGTACAGCAGATTATACAATAGTATCTGATATTAACAAAGATATTTGGTATAAAAATTTTAATCAGCCTGCATGGACAATAAGTGTTATTAATAATGATTACACATTTACTGTAAAGGGTGTGATAAATATAAATGTTGTGACAGGAGGTGTTGGAAGTTCTATACAATATGATTTGTATATACTTGATACAGCTTCAATATCTACACGACACAATCTTGGAGTTATAAATGATGTAGTAAATGGGCAGTTAGTTACATTTAATATAGACGAATTAATCACAATACCCCAAGCTACAAGAGCATTTTTAATTTTATCTACACTTAATTGTTCGTGCAACTTAGTTTCTGGGTATTTATCTTATTCTGAACCTACAAAAGATTTTCAAATAGGGGTTATAGATGAAAACTTTTCTGATTTTTATGAGAGTAAAGTAAATTCAAATGGGAGAACTCAATCAGTTAATCCAGATGAAAAAACTAATTCATTTGGAACGCTAATGAGGTGGGGTTCTCCATATCTACAGAATACAAACATAAACCAGATAAATAGGTTTTATCCAAATAACTTTAATGAAATAGACAGGTCTAACGGTGATATACAAAGGTTCAAAACAAGAGGTAGTATATTAAGAATATTTCAAAATATGGCTGTGGGGCAAATGGGAATATTTGGGAACTTTATTCAAAACAATTCAGGCGAATCCCAACTTACCACTACCAATGAAATACTTACCAAAAATAATATAAAGTATTATAGTGGGGAGCATGGCATAGGTACACAATATACAGGCCTTGTTAGCTCTACCATAAGCGACTATTTCCCTGATGTGGTTACAGGAGATTTAATGAGGTTATCGAATGACGGATTTACACCAATAGGGGATTTATATAAAGGGCAGTTTTATATTCGTAGTTTAATCATACCATATAACAAAACGTATTTACGATCAAATGGAGCAACATCAAAAATATTAGGATGTTTTGATAATTTTGATGGGCAATATATTCCCATATTACAAGGTGGAACAAATAATGGCAATACTATTGATAGTTACGCCTTCTCATTCAATGAGCGTAGAAACGGGTTCAGTTCTTTTTATAGTTTCAATAATGCAGAATGGGCTTTAAGCGCAGAAGATATTATAGTAACGTGGCTAAACGGTAATCTATATCTGCATAATAATACCACAAATTACTGTAATTTTTATGGGCAGCAATTCGAGTGCTATATTACATTAGTTTTTAACATTAATTTGTTTGAGAAAAAATCATGGATGAGTGTAGCAGAACTTGCAAGTGCAATTTGGGCGTGTCCGCTTATTTACAGTAACGTCCAATCTTATTCAGGTCAGCGACAAGAAACTACATTGGTAAATGCAGAATTTGAAGATTTAGAAAGCATGTTTCATACTGCATTTAAGAGAGATATTAATTCAATAGGTGGTAAAATAAACGGGGACGAAATTAAAGGAAATTATCTTGTTATTAGGTTTCAAAAAGATGATGCGAATAACCAAATTACTTTATCAGAAGCGCAGGTAATGTTTAAAGATTCACCGCTAACAAATAGATAGTGGTAGAGTTGAAAAAAATATCTAAATTTGACTTACCAAAGGCGGTAAGAATAGCATACGAAGGAGATACGGAGTTATTTGAAAAATACCATGTGGATAAGTTTGATTTGGATGGGGCAGTTGCAAGTACTTTAAACATGATATTTCAAATGGTAGAATGGGAGGATTTGGAAATGGATTATTATGGTGTAATGTTTAACGGGGAAGCCATAGGTTACATTTGCACATATCCAAATAACCTTTACTCATTTGGGATAAATAAAAAGTACAGAAAAAAAGAAGTGCTGTTAGATTGGTGGGAAGCCGTAAAGTCAATATTTAATGGTAAATTTATAACCATGTTATACCCAAATAATACAAGAGCAATTAGGTTCTTAAAAAAGATGGGTATGGTAGAAGTTGACGGAGTTGAAAATAATTGTATAACACTTTTAAATTTATAATATATGCCTTGGGTAATTCCATTAGCTACAGCAGCTTATAGCGTTTATTCTACTGCAAGAGCAGCTTCCGAAAGAAAGAAAGCGGAAAAGAAATTAGAGGGGATGGAAGTTCCAAAGTACTCCCCTAATCAATCCATATTAGATTACTACCAGAAAGCGTTACAGCGATATGACACACAGCCAACTGATAGTGCAGAGTATAAGTTACAGAAGCAAAATATACAACAGGGAACAACACAAGCTATAGCGTCAGGACAAGACAGGCGCATGGGTGGTGCTAACGTGCCAGCAATTATACAAAACCAAAACAATTCATTACTAAAAGCAGCAGTAGCAGGTGAACAAAGAAAAGCACAAGAGTTTGCAAGATTAGGGCAGGCAGCAGGGATGAAAGCAGGAGAGGATAAGGCTGCGTTTAATCAAAACTTTATTGCTCCATTTGAAAAAAACTACAACCTGTCTGCAATGAAAGCGGCAGGACAGGTACAAGTGCAAAATGCTTCTATGCAAAATGTCTATAATAATTTAGGTGCAGCAGCAAATATGTATGAGGGGGGTAATAATAATTCAATGTCTGGCATTTTTGGCAGTTCCGGCAGCAGGTCACAAAAAAGATGGGAAAATAGCGGAATGAAATGGTGGCAGAATTAAAGATAAACTGATAATAATTTAAGCAATGGCGTTACAAAATCCATCAAATTTATATACAGCGGGAGCAGTCAGTTTAAACCCTATGCCCTATGTAAATATAATCAATCAAGCAAGGGCTAAAAAACAAGCCAGAGAAGATGCCATTGACCAATATTACCGTAAACTACCCGATACCTTAAATGATAAAGGGGTAAGAGATCAGGACAGACCCGTTATTGAAAATTATCGTAATAAAATATACGAATACGGCATAAAAAATAAAGACTTACTAAGAAAGGGTGATGGGGCTTCCCAATTAGAGATGGAAAAATTATTTAGGGAAGCAAATGCAGCAGCGGAAAGGAGTAGGAATTTGGGCAAAAGAGCATTGGAAAGAGGCAAAATGTACCTAAGTAAAGAAAACAGGTGGGTTGTAGATGATGATGAATACATGGCAGCAGAAGATATGGAAAGCAAGCCAATAAATGACCCTGCACATAGAGAAATGGATATGCCTGCACTTTTAGCTAACAAACCATTTGATGAAAGCGAATTTGGTAAAGAAATAAAAGGCAAAATAAAGTACGGAACTAAAGCTGTAAGACAGACAGACCCAACTAATCCATTGTATGATATAGTTTCAGAAGTTCCTAACATAGACCCCAAAACAGCAGAGCAGATATATTCATTCGCATCTGAAAAAGTCAATGGCAATAAAAGGTTTGAAAAGTTTATCAAAAACAAAACACCTGAACAATTAGCTGAATTAAATAAAATATCAGAAAAGGTTTTTGGTCATCCAATAAGAGAAGATTTTGCAGAAGAAGATGCGGCAGCAGCATATACCGTTTTACAAATACCTGTCACTTCATCAAAAGAAAAATCACAACAGGATATAGGTGCAGTAATGGATAGAAAATGGGATGAATGGTTTAAGAAAAACAAAATAACAGACCAACAAAAAAGAGAAAGGATTAGGATAAATAAAGAAGGTGGTGGCGGTTTTT